TTTAAATGTTTTGCTCCCGAGTTACAAACTTGGGAAACTTGGCATCGTTTACTAAACTGCTATAAAAATCTTATTTGGTCTGTTTGTGTTACTATTGATGGTACTCTTATCATCAAACCTGGAGGTAATCCTTCTGGTGGTGCAAATACGATTGTTGACAACACTTTAGTCAATTACTGGTCATTAGCTTATGCTTGGTATAGATGCGTCGATGATGAATACAAAAACTATAATTCTTTTAATGATTTAGTTATTCCTGTACTTCTAGGCGATGATAATTCCAACTGCATTTCTGATGAAATAGCAGACCAATTTACACCTGCTGCTTATTGCACAGCTGTTAAAGAATTGGGAATGACTTGTAATCCTGTTTCTGATAATTGGCTTACGATTGATCAAATTACATTTCTGCAAGGTGATTTTAACACCAATATAGACGGAATTTGTGTTTATCATAATTCCTCAAAGAGACCATACGAATCCATTCGTTGGAGCGAAGATTGCACAAATCCCATTATGGATATGCAGCGCGCTGTTGGGCTCTTGGGTGTCTATTGGACTGATCCCATTGCTAGAGATTATTTTCGAAAAATTATTAAATTTCTGTTTGACAGATATGATCCCATTCTTTGTAATGTTAAAGAATGGAAGGCTGCCAAAGCTGGCCATAAGACTGATAATGAATATATAGAACATTTTGTTGGACTCGAGTCCTCTTATGATAGTGTTAGTTTGTTGCGTAAAGACCAAAAAGACTTTCAAACTAATTCAAATGTCAAACACCTCACTGTCTTTTTGACAGCGCAGGCTAGAAATAAAAAGGGTAAAGGTAAAGGTAAAAAGCCCCCTGTTCCCTCTAGGAATAACAAAGCTTATAAAGCCGCCAGAAATGGTGTTCAACAAACTAGAGCTAAAAAGAATAGGCAACGGAGGCAGAGCAAAGGCCCCTCAATGGGTAACTCCTCCGTTCGAGCGCGAACCGTTATTGCACCAGTCTCATCTGCGAATGAATTCACTTTCTCCAGAAAAAGACGAGCACAGGTTCTTGTGTCTGAGTTTGAATACTTGGGCGCGGTTGCTGGGTCTGTTGCTTTTGCTGCCACCACTTTCAATATCAATCCTGGTCTTGCTGCAACATTTCCTTGGTTGGCTTCCATAGCTGCCAAATTTGAAATGTTCAAGTTCGTTCAACTCGAATTTGTTTATGTTCAGACAACTGCAACAACATCTACTGGTTCTATTACTTTTGCTTTTGACCCTGATGCTGTTGACACTGCTCCTGTTTCAAAACAGCAAATGATTGCTTTTGAGACCAAGACTACAGGATCTCCCTGGGTTAATCTCAGGTTGAAGCTTCCTCCTAAATCGCGCTTTGCTAAAGATCTGTTCATACGGACAGGCGCTGTTCCCGCCAATACTGACGAGAAGACTTATGATTTGGGGAATTTTATTTATTCCACTCAAGGACAAGCTAACACTAATCAAATCGGAGAACTATATGTTCGATATAAAGTTGCTTTAATAGCACCCGAATTGTTGACTGGTACTGGGTATGATGGTAACGTTGTAAAAATTTCTTCGACCACACCCACAACTGCTAGTTTCTTTGCTAACAATGTTCAAACTGGGAGTACTGGAATAATAACTAGTATTACAGGAAACAATGTTGTGTTGAGTGGAACTTTTAATATTTTAGTGACCGTTTATGCTACAGCCACTACCCTCATCGGCGCTCCTGATTTAACTAGTACGACAGGTACGATTCAAACTGGACCTAACTTTGTAATTAATACTGCTACTACAGCTATGTGCGGTTTCGCTACTTTTACGAACTGTTCTACTTTAGCTTTTGCAACAACTTTTACTGCTGGTCTTACGTCCCTTGTCTATATCTCTGTCTTACCAAATGGTGTTACTGACCCTCCTGATAACAAAGCTCTTTATGCTATGTTTCAGAAGTTTATGTTGGAAGAGAAGAGGGCTCGTGCAGACGAGGATAATCTACTACTCCACAAAATTGCTGACATGGATGCTGATATTCATGAATTGAAAGATAAGCAAGATGAGGAGGAGGGACTTGATCTCTCGGATGAATCTGAACCTGAAGAGGTTATTGTTGATGCGTCATCCCATCATAAGATTGTTCGTCTTAAACAAAAAGAACCGTGCGTTGAGCCTCAATATAATGTTGAGAGCTCGTTTGCTCAAGGGAGTGAACTCGCACGTTACGCTAAAAAGATTGCAATGAAGTCACGCGGTGATTTATTGCCCACCCCTACCGAAACGATTTCAATCGGTAAGGGGAAAGACAAGAGTTAATCTTGTCCGAAAAACAGAGAAGACGGTCATACGGCCTGGGTTGTGCTAAAACACTTAATCCCAGCGTATGTAATGTCGCTTCT